TGTTGAAGTAAATGGGTATAACGTTGGATCTTTCTCATTTAAGTCCTTTTGCTAGGTGTCTAACTCGTGAAACAGTTAATATTGTGTACATTGATCAATCAGAGTTGATACCTTCATTAGGATTTAATTTATACTCACTTGAAGTTATAATTGACACACTTCACGCATATTGTAGTCTATTATGGGAAGAATTACTTGGCAAGATGCTTATGCTAAGATTACCGTGGACTTAAAACACAAAGATCCCGTCACAGACAGTCGTACCTGTGACGTATTCGATGGATGTAAATCAATCAATGTCGGACCTGACATGCCTCCTACTATATATGGACCTGTCAGGATTGGCAAAACGACACTTATAAGACGTTGTGGTAGACTTCTCACTAAAAAGTGGATAGGTAGTGACCTCGTTAAGAGGAGTAAGTTTGCTGATTTACATCGCCACGCACCTCCTAATTACAAAGAGCTGTTAAATAGGAGTCTGGTCAAAGTGACCGTGGTTAAACCACATCTGAAACATACACATCCTGATGCAGGCAGTTTACGCACAGCAGTTGCATATGAAATGGAAGAAGTGATTACAGCTGCAGGGTTGACCCCCTATAGTGTGTCTATGTCACACCGGGATAGATATGATGGATGTAGGTATCATTACACGGCCAAAGATCTGGATAAGACATTCAGAAATGACATAGTACGTGATAAACATGTTCTTATGTTTATTGATGTCGATTATTATTGTGATATTAACGCTTATTTACGTTATGGTCAGCCAATGTTGTTGTACACTTTTGTACCAACAGAAGCTGCTGGCCAGGCGTTGAATTGTAGTTATAAATTCAAGGACGATAGAGTCATATATACCGTTAGTGGAGGTACTAAGTACGTCCATCCTTTATGGAAATATGATGGTGATGAGATTCTCGTTCGTGGATTTGATGGTAATATGATATTGTATAACATAGAACAACACGTACTAGAATCAGATCTTACTAGACGCGTGGTCGGCTTCTATCCTGTAGCTTATTTTCCTGTGCATACTTGTACACGTAGACCTGAGCGTCTCATTGAGCGGTTTAAACCCTGTTCTGAAACGGTCACAGTCATACGTGATGAAGTGAAATTAACTGTCTCTGTAGCTTTGAAGAATGCTGGTAACAGTGCAACAATCCCCGAAGAACTTTTTAATGCGATCAGTATACGTCGTAAACATTCTAAACATCCTGTGATGGCAGATGTTGAACGTTTACTGTCTGCTGCTAAGATCGATAAAGCGGCATTGATTGCACCTCTATTGTTTGAATTTATGTGTAATGTGGTTGATGGAACTGGAGACGCTACTGTGTCTACAGTTCCAATACCTGTACATGGTTATCAAACATTGGATGGATTAGTGAATGAGGATGGAACAATAGTAGGAAGACAACTAACTCCTTCGTTAGTGACGTCTCCAGCAGTTGTTCCTAATAAATCATATAATAATGATGTGTCAACTATACAAGGACGTGTCAAAGCTTGTAGGAATACTAGTAAGACCCCTTCAAATTGGCACCATTATGATAATGAATTGATGCAGTTCATCATTCCTGAATCTGGCATTGGCGTACCCATATCTATAGAAGATGTCAACAACAGACAGACGAAGGCCGCTCAACGTGGTCGTGCTGCTGCTGTTGAAGCATCTATGACAGAAGATTATGCTAACAAACCGAAAGCTTTTATTAAAGCTGAAGCATATGGCGCACCGACTCACCCGCGAAATATCACCACCGTGGACACAGCTCATCAGTTGTATTATAGTACTTATACTTATCCTTTTAAAGATAATGTATTGAAGAAATTTTCCTGGTTTGCTTCTGCCATGAAGCCTGATGATATAGCACGTAGAGTCAACGAAATATGTCAATATCCTGATGGTGTGATATTATCTGATTATACTAAATTAGATGGTCATATCTCGGATGATGATAAACGTTTTAAAGAGAAATGTTATATGCGATGGGTAAGTGCTGATTACAAATTAGCGCTTAGGGAAATATTAAGGAAAGATAGGCCGCTGAAGGCCATTACTGCTCAGGGTGTATCGTACGAACCTGGTACATCGCAATTAAGCGGATCCCCTGGGACAACTAACGATAATAATCTAGTCACGTTGAGACATGACTACATTGGATTACGTCAGATTGGCTATAACCCACAACAGGCGTGGAAAATGCTTAACAAGTGGGTGCTTGGTGCATCTGACGACAGGATAAGAGCTAACTTGCCTGGCTATGCTGCGATTCTAGAAGAAGTCGCTACTAAGTTAGGCCATAAGTTAAAATCTGAAGTCCTTCATCCATTGGATGGTGATCTGGTTACATTTCTAGGTCGCGTTTTTGTTAATCCACACGACGTAACGAGTATGCAGGATCCGTTACGAACATTGCCTAAGTTACATTTAACTATGGCACCTCCTCACATGGTTAGTCTTGAACAGGCCGCATTTAATCGCGCTACTGGATATCTCGTGACTGACTCAAAGACACCTATCATAAGTAACTATTGTTCTGCTGTTCTTCGCATATTAGCTAAGACGCATCCAGATATTGGTTATAAGACTGGTGTTGAGGATTATCGTGTTACACAAGGACCTTATCCCCAATATGATGAAGACGCCCTGTTGTCAGCTATGTGCAAGTTGTTAGACATTGACAGTTCTGAAATCTTGTCAATCATGGCCGCTATTGATAGAGCCGAAACACTTGATCAACTTGGTGAAATTAAATATGATAATTCACGTTTGTTCAAACCAAAAATTGATTGTGTTATTAACGGTGAAGTCATACGTGCTGTGATCCCGCCCGATGAAACATGCCTCTCTCAACAGACAACTACAAAGATATGTGTGTCGCCAAAGACACGTGGCTCTCACGTTTCAATGGACACCTTGCACAGGCTGTCCAAGGAGCGATCGCCAAACATCAACATTTCCGCAAACACGGAGTCTACAAGTGCGACCTCGATCTCACCGAGATTGCAGAAGCAATTGATAGACTTGAAGAAATATTTACAAGAAATGCCAATACATATCCCGATTGCACCCGATCGAATTAAAAGTAGTCCAAATCGGATTAATCGTATTAATAGTAATAATGGCCCGTTCAAAACCAAAACGAAAAGCCAACAACAAACAAAACCAACGAACCAATGCAAACGCAACCCGAAAGCCCCAAAGGAAAAGAAGAAACAGGAGAAGACAAAACATGGCTCGCGCCATGTCGATGTCTAAAGCTGGTGTTGCTTTCCTTAAGTGTGCTTTTGCTGCCCCTGACTTTAATACTGATCCTGGTGAAGGTATCCCAGATAATTTTGAAGGTAAAACATTGATGCGTAAGGATGTTACTACAAGTACTGTATCAGCAACTGCTAATAAGGATACATTTTATTTAATTGCTCCCACACCTGGTGTCTCCTACTGGAAAGTAGAAGTCGCTGCTGGAACAATGCCATTAACGTCTGATTCTTGGAGTCCCGTTTATGTGCCTGGATTTGAGACACTCTTTGGAGTGACCGGATCAAGTGGTGCTAAATCTCGAGCCGACCAAGTCAGCATGTTTAGGTATGCTAGCATGTGTGTTGGGATTTATCCTACATCTAATTTGATGCAGTTTGCTGGTTCTATAACAGCTTGGAAAATACCCTTGCGCATGGAACAATCGACCTATATCGTTAATGTTGCTACAACACCCGCTGTGAACATTTCACAAGTTGGATGGACTATCAATGGTATGGACGGTGTATCTAAAGTTTCACCCGACAATTATGCTGGAACTTTTATAGAAGGTCTTTATTCTCAGTCTGTGTCTAACGAACCAGACTTTGAGTTTCAACCAATTCTTGAAGGTCTTTATGAAGTACCACTATTTGGATCATCTGGTGGTAACCCAGGACAACAATTCAGTAATGTGTCAGGTGATGTACTTGGTATGGGATATATGGACAGTATAATTATCAGAGTCAGTTCTCCAACTGCTGCTGTTAATAATTTTATCATGAAAACTTGGTCATGTATTGAGTATCGAGTTAATCCAAATTCTGCTCTGTACCAAAGCGCCAAGGATTCACCCGCAATTGATGAGCTAGCTCTTGCTGCTTATCGTCAAGTTGCGAAGAATATACCTGTCGCTGTTCCATATCATCAGAACGCACACTTTTGGGAACGAGTGTCCAAGTTGTTACAAACCATGCTCAAAGGTGCATCTTTCGTGCCTGGCCCTGTGGGCGAGCTGGCTAGCGGCATACAGGCCACTACAAAAGCATTGCAAACGTTATGGATTTGAACCGAATAATGAATGGTGGTGGACCACCGACGTTGGGATAGCCAAACCCTTAATCCACATATCGGAAC